TCATCCGATTATATGAAAAGCCAGCCGATAAGATCGAAGCAATGCACGCTGGAGGCTACCTCAACTTCTACATCGTGCGAATGGCTATCAACCTATACCGAAGTCGCAACTCTAAATTTCAACGCGACTTCAGACACAATGAGCTGCGCGAGGAAATCGCCGACATTCAGCTGGAGGCAGCTGATGAGCCGTATGACCAGCGGCCTGATGCGATTTTTCAACGCGCGATCGAAGTCATGGATAGCTGGGCAAAAGCCGGTGCCTACCCCTACGACAAGCAGCTATTCCTCCTATGGCTTGAACTGGGTAACAAAAAGCTCATCGAACGGCACACCAAGATACCTTGGCGATCAATTTCGTACACAATCAACAACTGCAAACAAAGACTAAAACATGAACTTGGACCTGATTACTATCTTGCTTTTGGCCACTATGACTTCCTTGGCGATGAACCGCTATAACGTCCTGCCAGCGTGGTACTACCGCTATGCCAAGTGCAAGCCGCTGACATGCCTGACCTGCCTCGCCTTTTGGTGGGGCGTAGTCCTGACCATCACAGCCTCCAGCCTTCCTTGGCTGCTTGCCATACCTGTCGGCCTATCCGCTGCCGGTCTTACATGCGTAACGATTAAACTCACCGAAAAATGACACTTGACGAAGCAATGCAGGTGCTATCGGTGAAGCACAAGCTCGACGGCTACTATGCATCGCAGACGATGTCGCTATCACCGGGCGAGGTGTCGATGCTGGAGAACGTGGCTAACGCCAACGGCTACGGACGGACCAACTGGTGGTGTGGATCATGCGCCGTTTCGCGATTGCAGGAGATGATGGCTGACGCAATGGACTCCCGTGCACGATTATCGGTTGAATGATATTTATCAATATGCCACTACCTAAACCAACAGACAGCGAAAGCAAGACCGACTTCATCCAGCGTTGCATGGGTGACGACAAAACTGCCAGAGAGTTCCCGAGCCAGCAGCAGCGATACCTCGTTTGCGCGAGGCAATGGGAGGCAGGCCGTAGCGCCTTTGCTGAAACCTACGCGGACTACGGCGAGGGGGTGCGCAACAACGCGAAGCGCGGCATTGAGTTGAACGAGCGCAACGGCAACAAGTGCGCAACGCAGACAGGCAAGGTGAGGGCGCAGCAACTGGCCAAGGGCGAGGGCATCAGCGTTGAAACGATCAAGCGCATGCACAGTTACCTGTCGCGCGCGGAAACGTACTACGACAATGCAGACTCAACGAGTGACTGTGGATACATTAGCTACCTGCTTTGGGGCGGCAAGGCTGCGCTTGGTTGGAGCAGGAACAAGCTACGAGAATTAGGCGAACTAAACGAAGATTGACATGCAGACACAACCCGACATCACAATCGAACAGGAAGCGCGCGCATTGGATTGGCAGGATCGCGGACACCTGTTGACAAATCTGTCAAACGTACTCGATTCACTCGAAGACAGCACAGCACCCAACGCAATGCACGCAAAGGTCGCGGTCATAGAAAAGATCATTGACATCGTCACAAACATGGAGGCATGAAGCTGACACCGATAAAAGACATAAAGCCGAACCCAAACAATCCGCGAGTTATCAAGGATGAGAAGTTCGCTAAACTGGTGCAGTCGCTAAAAGAACTGCCGGAAATGGCAAGCGTGCGACCTGTTGTAGTGAACAGCGATATGATTGTGCTGGGCGGCAATATGCGGCTGAAAGCGATGAAGGAGGCAGGATGGAAAGAAGTACCTGTTGAGATTGTGGACTGGGATGAGGAAAAGCAGCGGCAGTTTATCATCAAAGACAACGTCGGCTTCGGGGAGTGGGATTGGGAGATGCTGGCCAACGAGTGGGATGTTGAGCAGTTAGAGGAGTGGGGATTGGACATACCGACATTCGAGCAGGAAGTAACGGAACTCGAGGCAGAGGAGGATGACTACGAGATACCAGACCAAATCCAGACCGACATCGTGCTGGGCGACCTGTTCGAGATTGGGCAGCATCGTTTGCTTTGCGGAGATAGCACGCAGACTGACACTTGGGGAAAGGTGATGAACGGATGCCTTGCGGATATGGTAATGACTGATCCACCGTATAACGTGGCTTATATAGGAAAGACAAAAGACGCACTAACCATACAAAACGACAAACAATCAGATGAAGACTTTGATCAATTCCTGTATGACTTTTATACAGCACTTGGTTCATATACAAAAGCAGGCGGGGCTTGGTATGTTTGGTCGCCTCCGGGTATACCCGAAACGCAATTTAGAAATCAATTTATTGCCAGTGGACTTTTACTTAAACAGTGCTTGGTTTGGGTAAAAAACACTATGGTTTTGGGTCGTCAAGATTATCAATGGAAACACGAATCCTGCTTGTATGGATGGAAGGAGGGTGCAGCACATTACTTTGTGGATAACCGAACCAATACAACAGTAATAGAGGACAGCATCGATCCAAAGAAGCTGACCAAGGCTCAACTGCTCAAGATGGTTCAAGACATGATGGCAGACGATGTCAAGACAACAGTGCTACGCGCAGACAAACCACTGCGAAACGACGTACATCCTACAATGAAGCCGATCCTGCTGCTGGCACCATTGATACAAAACAGCTCGCGCATCGGCGAAATAGTTGCCGATGGATTCCTTGGCTCAGGATCGACAATGGTAGCAGCACATCAACTGAACCGCAAGTGCTACGGCACTGAGCTTGATCCGAAGTACTGCCAAGTCATCATCGACCGCATGCTTAAACTCGATCCTACGCTGGAAGTCAAGCGGAATGGACAACCGTACAAAACAATTGAATAACAATTGAAAGGCAACCCAGACATAGCGCAACATGGATTCCAAAAGGGAACCAGCGGCAACCCCGATGGAAGGCCGCGTAAGTACGTCAGCACGCTGGCGGCACACGGCTACAAGCGCAGCGAAATCAACGACACGATTCAAGCCATGATGGCGATGACGATAGAGGAACTGAAGGGCGTTTATGAGAACCCAAGCGCGACAATACTGGAAAAGACGATAGCAGGGGCGATGCGCAAGTCACTTGAGAAAGGCACGCTCTATTCGCTGGAAACATTGTTGTCGCGTGTCTACGGACTGCCAAAACAAGAAATTACCGCTGATGTCAAAATCGAGCAACCTCTCTTCAATGACTGACGCAATCACCGAAGCCGTTGTTGCCCAACTTAGGACAAGAGCGGAAAAGGGCAAGGAGAAGTACGGCACTACGATGGAGCGCGATGACCTGACGCTGATCCAGTGGTTGCAACACTTGCAGGAGGAGTTGATGGATGCGGCGGTCTACGTTGAAAAGCTGAAGGGGGAAATTGGGGAGAAATAGTGTATATTTGTGTAAATAGTCAGGTGGTGAAATTGGTAAACACACGGTAGGACAACGTGCCCCGTATAGGTGAGATACCTTGGCTACAGGTTCGAATCCTGTCCTGACTACAAGGCTATGTGGTGGAAAGGCACACACACCCCAATGGCGGGGTTTATTGCAGGTTCGAATCCTGCCATGGCCACAAAACCATTTCGTTGACGTCAACAAAATGATGTTTAAGCGGGTTTTACCCTCTTGCCCATACCAACCTTAGCCTTCTCCCTTTTCTTCGCTGCCAGCTTTTTCTTTCCTATCTCTCCTGCCGTTTTTGGAGTGTCTTTGGACACCTTCTTCGTTGGTCGGCAGTATTCATTCTTCCCCCCTGCTCCGCAGGGCTTTCCTGTGCGGGTGTCCACCCATTTTTCTGCCTCCCACCGCTTCAACGATGTACCTGCCTCGCCCTTTCTTACTGAACCGCTTTCTTTTCGGCATTTGGCAATAGCCTGAGATGCCCTTGCCGATGGGAAAACTTTGTAGGAGGCTTTAACCTTCCGATAGCACGCATCTTTAACCGACATTGGCGTATTCTTTTTTAGCGTCAAACGATGGGCAGGCTTTATTCACCCCCAAAAAGTCCTTATGCCCCTGAATTATTGCGGTGGGGTACTTTTTCTTCCAACTATGTAGCACTTGAAGGAGGGCTTCCTTCTGACCGCCCGTTCTATTATCGAGTGGATTGAGCCTCGAATCGACACCTCCGATATAACTAACATGAAGTGAAACAGAATTATGCCCAGCGACCCCGTTACATACCGTTTCATCCGAAGCCAATGTGATAACCTCCCCATTTGGTTTTACAATTTTATGATAGCCAGGCGATTTCCATTTTAATTGCTCTTTCCAATACTTAACAATAGCTTCAACGGAAGCCGCCTGAGGCGTTGCCGTGCAGTGAACGACTATGTATTTGATGTTTCTCATTTTGCTTATTATGGGACAAAATTAAATATTATTCACCTTCTATTGAGTACTAGTAGTCGTAAACCGAGCATCTATAATACGATTATCAACGCCATCCATTCTCATCTTACAGTATTTCAGCTTCATCCAGTATCCACCGAGCGGCTTCGGCGGTCTGCCTCGCTCAACGTGAAAGCCACCCACCCCTCCATGATACTCCTCCTTGTATGTCGCTGTACGAATTTGGTGTAGAGGCCGTTGTTTAATCAGATAGTCTTTCCTGTTTAGGTATGTAACCATGTTGATATGATGATACAACTCGTGAACGTGCCCCTGCCAAGTACAGTCATAACCTTCTACCATCGCCATAATCCTTTGGTCTTGAATAACCCCTTTTGTTACTGAACCTCCTCCGCCCGAGCCGTGGTAGTAGTACATAGCGAAACGGTTGTAATGCTTCGCAACTGTGCCGTTACGGAATCCAAACAAGATTGCCCCGCCGTATCCTCCAATCTGAACACTGGTCTTGCACTCGTGATTGAGTAGGGTTATAAACATCTGTAAGGCATCGAACTCTACGTTTTTGATAACCCCCGTTTCATGGTTTCCATATCCGATGAGGATAATATTCTTAGCATATGGCTTAAACCATTCAACAGCACTATTGACAACCGCTTGGAGGTAGTTGCCCACATTATGCTCGGGTCTTATGTCGTTCTTGTTCCTGCGAGGGTCTCCACGCCCCTGCATCAAACAAAAGAAGTCCCCATTTACAATAATCCCTGCCCCACGTTCTACTGCCTCATCGAGGTGTTTTTTGAGTAAGCTTCTATCACAGTGTGGATTGTCCCAGTGAAGGTCGCTAATAAGCAAGAACTCTGCTTCTCTCCCTTCCAAGTCAACGGTATGTACGTTGGCTGAATGTCGGGTTATATTCATTTTAGGTTGTTGCGAGTACTCACAAATATACACCACTAAAATTTAGTCGATTTTAAGGGTTCACCCCTTAACTTTGCCCCAATGGAATCTAAAGAACCCAAGAAAGAAACGCGAGGCAACCCAAACATTCGGGAAGTTAGCGTAAACACGAGGTTTACTAAAGGTATAGACCCTAAGCACGTTGTATTGGTTGACGACCTAAAGAAAAAAGATTTAAGAAAAATGATTGAGGCCGAGTTATCTAAGAAGATTAACGGTGTAACTCGTGCCGAAGGCTTAGTCGCTCGACTAATAACTATGGGCATCCAGGGAAATATGAGGGCTATTGAGCTAATCTTAGCCTATTTGTATGGTAAGCCTCAAAATCAGGTGATAGAAGCAGACAATAAGCCATTTGTTTTAGAGCTGACAGAACCAGAAAAGGATGAAGTAGAAACCATGAAGCATAGTTATGAACAAGTTATAAACCAAGAAGTCAATGAAACTAACGGCAAAGCAGACGTTAGCCTATAAATTGGCTTTAAGTGGGGAGAAGCAGTTTATTTTATTCGGGGGGGCGATTAGGGGAGGCAAAACTTACTGGCTTCTACTCACATTTATATCACTTTGCTCTAAATACCCAAAATCTCGTTGGTGCATAGTTCGTGCCTCGAGGCCAACGTTAGAGCGAACCACTATGGTTACGTTCAATACGTTATTAGCAGAGGGTCTTAGGCACTATATATCTTCTTACGATAAGGCTTCCCTTGTAATAACCTTCACCAATGGCTCTGAACTCATCTTTATGGGTGAGAACTACGACACCGATAAAGACTTGGACAGGTTTAAGGGCTTGGAGATAAACGGAGGCGGTATTGATGAGATTAACGAGTGTCAGGAGGCTACCCTTTACAAGATGCTTGAACGCTCGGGCTCATGGAACAACGCTGAAGGCCGCCCCCCTATTGTAGTATTGGGAACGTGCAACCCTGCGAATAATTGGGTGAAGGAGAAGGTTTACGACCAATGGATGAAGGGCACTCTCCCCGAAACGTGGGCATACATTCCATCAAAGATTACGGATAACCCGCACATCCCTGATGACTACCTAAACTCACTGAAGGCCAATATGCCTGAATATGAGTACCTGCGTTTCGTTGAGGGCGACTGGGAGGTTCAGGAAAAGCCTGAAAACCCATTTTTCACGGCATTTGAGCCAAAAGATCATGAGGATAAGGGCGCGTTTTTCAACCCGAACCTGCCGATTTTATTTGCCTTCGACTTCAACTTACAGCCGTTTGCTGGCATTGTTGCCCACAAGTGGAAGGATGACAATGGCGAACACTTCCACATAGTCGATGAGTTCTCCGTTCCCGATGGCTCTATACCAAAGATGATAGACACGATTAAGGAGAGATATGAGCCATACCTTCCGATGTGTCAGATAACGGGCGATGCTATGGGCAAGAGGGGCGATTTATCTCAGAGGGATAATGCTAACTACTATGAGCAGTTAGCTCGTGGGCTTAAACTATCGGGGAAGCAAATCCGCGTTCAGGACAACCCTAAGCACGAGAACTCCCGTGCCGAGTGCAACTACATTCTAAGGCACTACCCTGACTTCAAGGTGAATCCTAAGAGCTGCCCCAACACTTCGAGGGACTTGAGGATGCTCAAATGCGATGCCATGGGCACGATAGTAAAAAGAAACAGGAATATTATAACTCAGTTAGCCGACCACGGAGATTGTGTTCGCTATGCCTTCCACACATTCTTAGGGGAGTGGTATATTTACCACTTGAAAAAAAGCGGATATAAACACATTCCCTATGAGCTGTATTGAATGTACCAACTGCCCCTCCATAGGCTCTTACGACATTTGTTGTGCCGAAATAACTGTTGCTGAGGGGCTCACACCTGCTACCGACTATCTTGTTCGCATCCTCGACCTTACACTGAACCGCTATACCCAACAAACGGTTACTGCGAGTGGATTGGGTGAGCTGACGATTGCTATTGACCAATATACATTCTCACCGAATAGAACCTACGAGGTTACTGTTCATGCTGATGAAACCTGCAATGTTGATGACGACTTGGAGTTTGGACAACCAGGAACTGGCGATGATGTTGATTGCGTATCCTTTACACTATTTTATGCTGATTGAACGAGCCGTAGTAGTTAGCCTACTCATTGTAGCCACCCATATTTCAATGGAGGATGGGATGATTCTGAATAGATTCAGGGCATTTTTAGCAAGGCTAATCCCCGAATGTAGCATTTGGAGTAAGCCTATATACAACTGTGTCGGGTGTATGGCCTCTATTTGGGGGGTAGTCTATTACGCTCTGACCGCCCTACTGCCCTGCTTTGAATTTAACTTTGTGGAAATGTCGATTGTGTGTATAATGTGCATACCTTTGAACTTTATTTTCATAAAGTTATCATGATAGCAGAACTGCTCTACAAGTGGTTTCCAAGACAATTCAATCAGCTTGTTTGGGATTCTACTTACAAACCAAAGAAGAACCAAGGGTTGAAGTATGCCTTCACCTGTGAGGGGCATAGGTACTACGTCTACGAAACCCTTTTTGAGATGCCTGTTGAGAGGCTTGGCAGGGCGCAAGACTTTGTTTTGCAGTTGCAGAGGATGGTGAGTGAAAGTGAGTTGGACAAGTTTTTGGAAGCGATGGAGAGTGCGCTATTTGAGTCGACAAGTGGGGAGAAGTTGAAAGGTCTATCGAAAATCGGATTTTTAATAGGCGAGATGAAAGAGCGCAAGAAGCTGCTTCTTCACCCCGAAATTATGATGGAGTTATCTGGGTGTATGCTCATTAGGGAGGACCAAGACCCTGGCGTTTGGGATGCTGAATTTGAGCAGAAGAAGATTGAAACATTTAGAAAGAACTACAAAGGGAAGGGGTTGTATGATTTTTTCGTTTTAGGCGGGTTGAATCAGTTCTTTCCCAATTTCAGCTCTTTCGAAAAAGACTGGGAAATATATTGGGAGATGGCACAAGCCCGCCTCAAAGCCCTAAACAAGACAGTGGAATATTTTCCCTCGGTAGGCAACTTTACGACCAAGATAAACAATTTAGGGAGTTAATAATATACTGCTCTGATGGCAACATAGAGATGTATAATGCCTACACAAAATCCTCTATTGAAAAAGCTTTAACTTTGCTTGAGTTTAACCAAGAAAGGCGAAAGCGAGAGCTTGAGTCGATAGAAAAGCATGGCAAAAATACAAATCGAGTACACGGCAAACGTTGAGAATTTAAAAACAAAACTCAATGAGCTGGTTAAGATAAACGAGACGCTCAGTCGCTCTGTTTTCGCCACCAAGATGGCCTTAGAAGATATGTCGAAGGCAACATCTCAATCTACGACAAAAAAGGCACTTGAAGATATTAAAAAAGCATCTGATGGTGCATCTAAGTCTGCCGAAACTGCCGCAAATTCATTAAAAAAGGCTGCCAGCACGCCACCGCCAAAGTCTAACTACAAAAATTGGGCTAAGGAAACTGAGTCTATAATAAAACAGCTCTTTTCCAATGTCCTTGAATATGAAAAAAATGTTGATGCCCGCAGGCAGAAGTTTGCCAATGACGATGTAAATAGAAGGCGAAAAACTGCTAAGGATGTAGAAAAGTACGACCAAGAAACCAAAAGGCTATGGTTAGCTCATCTTGCAGAGATGGACAGGGCTGCTGCCGAATCTCAAAAGCGCAGGTTAAAGCTTGGTGAGGAAAGAGTAAAGGCTAAGCAGCGAGAGGCAGAGGCCAAGAAAAAGGCTGATGCAGAATACGTTAAATGGTGGGAGAAAGAGCTTAGCAGGCTTGAAAAAGAAGAGGCTAAAAAAGCTCGGCAATCTGTTCAAACCGCAGAAAGGGCAGCAAGAGAAAGGGCGGCTTCCGAGGCTCGTTCTTCAAAGCAAAGGGAGGCAGAGCAGAAAAGGCTGACCAGGGAAACTGAAAGAGAGGAAAGGAGAAGGGTTGTTGCTACTCAAAAAGCAGAGGCAGAAAGGGTAAAAGCATCTCAAAGCTCAACTGAGTCAATGATGAAGCCATTATTGGCTTTAAGGGGGTATGTGTCTGCTGCATTTGCAGTTGGCTCTATTGTAAGCTTCGGTGAAGAGGTTATTAAACTTCTCGCAAAGCTCGAGTTACTTGAGTCAAGGTTAGGTTTCATATATGGCGGCACTGGTGCTGGAAACGCCGCCTTCATAAGGCTTTCATCGAGTATAAAAGAACTTGGACTTGAATATGAAGAAACATTAGAGCAAGCGACTTCATTTAGTATTGCCGCACAACAAGCTGGATATACTACTACTCAAGTCGAAAAAATGTTTATAAGCTTTGCGTCATCATTAAGGGCTGCTGGCTCAAGCTCTCTTCAGGTTCAGAGGTCTTTCTATGCCCTTCAGCAGATGATGTCTAAGGGCGTTGTTTCTGCGGAGGAGTTGAATAGGCAGATGGGCGAGTCTTTACCTGGTGCGGCTATGCTTATGTTTAAGGCTTACAAAAATCTACACCCAGAGCTTGTCCAAAATTTTGAAGATTTCCGTAAGCTTCAAAAGGAGGGGAAGATATTAAGCGCAGAGGTATTGCCAGAGTTCATTAAGGTCTTGGAAGAAGAGTTCGGGCCTGCACTTGAAGGGAAGAAGAACTCTTTGTCGGCTCGATTAAATCGCCTTAGTCAAGCTTATACAGCGTTCAAGGCATCTCTTTTAGATACTGCGCCAATTAAAAATGCCACAAGTGCGCTCGAAAATATGCTTAACAAGATGACTGCGCTGATGAGTTCAAAGAGACTAAGTTTTTTTGAAAAACTATTGGGTTTCTCTGGAGGTCCTTCCGCGGAGTTCATCCAACTGAAAGCAGAAGTAGAAGAAAATCTTAAATTGCAGGAGGCGAATTATATTCAAACCAAGGTTCAGGAAAAGAATTTGGCACTCTCTAAACTGACTAAAGAAGAGCAGCAAGAGAGGTACAACAATCTTGAAAAAGAGATAAAGGCTTACAAAACGTACCTTGAGCTTATATCAAAAACTCCTGGGGCCGCAGATTTTCTTGACCGATATGCAATTACTTCCCCCCAAGTTGCACCTCAGTTACAAAGACCAGAGACTATGGCTGGATTTGACATAACCAAAAGGGGGTATCGGGACATAAGTAAAGTCGAGCTTTCCATAGCAGAGCAACTATTAAGGGATTTAGGCGTGATGATTAGTTCTGAGGGTGCGCCAACGGGAGATGAAGATAAAGAAAGCCCAAGAATTAAATTCCTTGAACAAGAAATCCTTCTTTTGAAGGCTAAGATAATGGCTGAGGAAGATGCTATTAAAGTGATTAACGAAAAAGCTGAATTTGAAATTAAGACCACTGAAACCTTAGTTTCATTGAAAATAAAATTAGCAGAGGCGGAAGAAAAGGTAGCCTTATTAAAGGCCAGTGGTGCTGGCGAAACTGCAATAGCGATGGCTAAAAAAGAGTCCGAGGTTTTGCAGCAGCAAATTGAGTTAAGGCAACACGAAGAGCAGTTAATGATAGATAACCTTGAGCTGCAAAAAATGATTATACAACAACGGCTTTTGTTAGTTAAAGAGGGCTCTATTGAAGAATACAAGCTTAGGGAAGAGTTGCTAAGGAAAAATCAGGCGATAGAAATACTAAAAGCAAAAGAGAACTCGGAATTAGTTAAGAAGATAACTGCCGATACCAATGCTGAAATCAAAAAGATGTATCAGGGCTTGGCTAATGAGGTGAAAGATTTTATGGCTGAAGTAAGGCAGTTGCAGGAAGAGCCATTTATGGATGAGGTCAGCAAACAAGCCGATGAGATTACTAAAAAATATAATAAGACAATACAAGAGTTAAGGGATAAGTTTCAGAAAAACGTACTTAGCTCAGGCGGGTTTACTCAGTTTGATATAACCCAAACTGCAACTACTACGAGCCCTATGCTTGCAGAGCCGAACATATTAGCAGGTATAGCCGACCAAGCACAAGTAGAGAAGGTTAAAAAGGCAACGGAAGAGCTTGAAAAAGAAATCTCTAAGTTGATAGCAGCCAGGGATAAACTACTGCAAGATTTGGGCAAAGGCGAAAAAGACTTTTTAGGTCTAAGCCCAGACGAACTTGAAAAGTTGCAAAAAGCACTCCAGGTAGCCATCGACTTATTTCAAGATTACTATGATGCTCGCACCGAGATAGCCAAGAACGCCATCGAAAAAGAGCAGGCACTGTTAGACAAAAAGTTCGAGGCTGGTCTTATCCGTGAGAATGAGTACAACGAGGAAACCAAAAAGAATAAAGAGGAGATGGCTAAGCTTGACAGGGATGCCGCAAGGTTTGGCGTTCTAATCAACACTGCCCAAGCCATTGTGAAGCTATACACCGACTTCGATGCCATTACTGCAACTATATTAGCCGCAGGTGTCGTTGCCGTTGGTGCAACTCAGCTTTCAGCTATTAACTCCGCCCCACTTCCTGAGTTCCACGAGGGGGGCTTGGATATTAAGAAGAACGACAACAAAAAGCCTAACAAGGGGCTGAAAAGCGGGGAGTTCTATGCTAAGCTTTTAGAGGGGGAGTCGGTGATGACTCGTGAGGAAACGACTAAGTACAAAGATGTGCTGAAGGCTATCCGTGAGGACTCTCTGCCCTCGCAGATTATAAGGGGCTATGCTGCACCCGCCTATCATCGTTCTATGGATGAGCCGTACCGAATGGCTAAGGAGCAGACTTCGCTTGAATTGGCTTTTCAGAACGCTGAATTGGTTGATGCCATACGCAGGAATGGGGCTGTTGCTATTAAGAACCCCGATGAGATTGCCGATGCCATTGTTTCAAAGAGTTCCTACACCAAAATAACTAACAGGAGGAGAATAAGATGAGCTTTCAGGTCTATGTGAACAATATTGCCATAAGCGATGAGCCTATGGGCTTAACGCAGGCCACCGTTAAGATTATGCGTGATGAGCAGTTCTCTGGCATAGTTAGTAACATTGTTAGCGACCTTTCCTTTTGGGGCGATGGCTATGACATCATTTACGGCCTGTTTCAAAGCACTACGGGATGTTTGGACATTCCGATAAGGATTGAGCAAACGGATTGCTTAGGATTCATCTTTGAGGGCATAATCTTTCTTGCAGACGTAGAGTTAGACATAAGCAGGTGCATAGCGAAGTGTACGCTCTCCGACAACTCTCTTTCTTCGCTGATAGGCAGGAATTATAATGTTCAAGTTCCTGTTCACTCAAATGTTAGCTTAAATGGAACTCCGCTAACTGGCATTGGTGAGCTGTTGTTCAACCCAAACTATGCGGCAGGTGGAACGGGATGGCCATGGCCTCCTAATGAAA